ATACTCTTGATGGTTATCATGCATCAAAGTTTTTACTAGATCCAATTTGGAATGAAGAAGTAAATGTATCTTCGGAAGGCTGGTATAGGGTAGCTCGACTCAAGACACAAGACATGGCTAGAGGAATTACAGAGTTCTTTCTTGCTATTTATGGAGGTTCATGGTCTCCTAACTACGCAAAATATACTATCTATGGAAATTGGTCAAGAGCTAACGCATATGATATACATGTTGAGTCAAATTCCTACTCTTTTGGTGGACTGAGGACAACATATGAGGGAGACTATATTTATATTGAAGTATATTTTAAAAACTCAATATCCGGTGCAAAATTGATTGTTCCAGCAAAAAATAAAACAAATAATGTAAATGTAGGTCAGTCTTGGGAATGGTTTAGTGGAGATCTAAGTGCTGGTGGTGGTACAGAAGTGAGCGGAACAGCGGGAAATATTATTTCAGGACACACGAGAAACAGTAATATTACTTCTTCTGGATTCGCTAAGATTAGCTCAAATAACTCTTATGTTCTCTTAGGCGGAGGTGGACATAAAGCTGTTTCTGATTTTGCTACTTCTAGTCATACTCATTCCTATTTACCATTGAGTGGAGGAACAATAACAAGCGCAAGTACTGTCCCACTAGGACTTACAACAAGTTCTAATTATTGCTTTATTCGATTTGGGGCAAGTAGTACAAATAAAGGTGAAGTTGGTTATTATCACAACGGTCCTGGTGGAGTAGGTGAGATGTACATGCAAGTCTATGGAACTGGAAATCCAACATTATCAATTAGCGAGAATGGAAATGGTTATATAGGCAGTAATGTAATTTATCACAGTGGTAACCTCCCAGCCTATCCAACAAAAGCATCTTGGAATTATGATGATGTTTATGTTAAGATAACAGATATAGGCAGTCAGAGTGTTAATTTTTCTACATCATCTGGAAAATTAAAATACACTTCACAGCTGACAACAAAAGATACATTAGACAGTTTTCATGAAAGCGGATATTTTAAAGTAACTACATGGAATGGTAATAGTGAAGAAACCTCCCTTGGTACGTCTTATCCTGGTGCAAATAATGGAATTATCTTAGATGGTGGATGGACAAGTGCTACTTACGGTTTCCAGCTAGCTATAGACGATGATCCAAATTATTTCATTGCCCTTAGACAGAGAAATGGCAACGGGTGGAACGCCTGGAAAAAGATACCAATGGCGGATGGAACCAATGCGTCAGGTACTTGGGGAATATCTATAACAGGAAATGCCACAACTGCTACTACCGCTACAACAGCCAATTCAGTTGCGTGGTCTAATGTTAGTGGAAAGCCTGATACATTCACTCCATCAAGTCATAGCCACAGCGAGTACTTGCCAAGAAACACCAACAGCAGCGTATTACCACAATTTTCAGGAGCACCAGATTATCTTTTAGGAATTGAACCGTTTGCAAATAATGGAACGGTAAAGTGGCAAAGTGCATCTAGTGTTAATGTTGGATATGCTAGTAGTGCGGGAACTTGGACTACAGCCAGAACTTTAACAATAGGGAATACCGGAAAATCTGTTAATGGAAGTGGAAATGTTAGTTGGTCTTTATCAGAAATCGGAGCCCAGCCTGCTGGTAACTATGTAACCACAGATACTAATCAGGTCATAACTGGGATAAAGAACTTCAACACCAACACTAATACTGCTCCGCTACGAATTTCTAGGGGAGGAACTACTCAAGAGTGCTTATCAATTTGGTGTGATGATAGTGTTGCACATTTTCACTTTATGCAAGATGAACGGTATGCTAATTATAAGTTTACCGGTGAGTGGGATAATTCTGAAGCTGGTGATACCTCGTTGTCTGGTAGTAAATATATTCAGTTTAATCTAAATGGATATGAGGATGCTTCTATTTCTATTAATGGAGCAACAGCAATTCATACTAGTAATATAAGCCCATCTCTTCCTATAAATGGCAATCAGATAGCAGTTAAGGCTGGTGGAGTAACTAGTGGATATATAACCGTTCCTTATTCGACTAATTCAGGAACCGCTACAACATCAACTGTTCTTTTAACCAATAACACTTCTCAAAATGCCGATGCTTGTTATAATGAAGCGCCCGGTCTTAGATTCTGGCGGTACAATGGAACAAGCTCAACAACAGGTCAAAGTGGTGGAGACGGTTGGATATTGTCTTGGTCTTGGAATTCTGGTTCAGTTGGTGGACAAATATACCTAGACGACAACCCAAGTAGAACTATGTGTATTAGAGGACGAAATAATGATGCTGATAAAACATTCACTACTTGGGCAACATTTCTTCATACAGGAAATCATATAGCATTAACAAATTCAGAAATAGATACAATAATGATTTAAAATAAATTTCTCAGACGGCTTTGATCGGCTTTCTGAGAACTAAATAAATGACTAGGTAAATTTCCTCCGCTTAGTCATTTAGAGAGATTATGAAAAGAAATGGACCGTCCTAGTAATAATCTCTCAATATTAAATTAACGTAGGAGGAATGAGAGGAAAATATATATGATAGAATTAAGTTATCGATTAGATTTAAGTGATTCTGAAATAGAAGAAATCATAGAAAAATATTATAGTGAAAAGGACAAGAGAACAAAGTGGTTTATACATAGAAGTTTAGAGAAATATGGAGATATTTACGACTATTCTGAAACTATATATACCGGTAGACCAAACAAACTAAGAATCTTTTGTCCCAAGTGTAATGATTTCTTTACTGTTATCCCAGGTAATTTTTTATGGATAACTGGAGCCGGCTGTCCTGTTTGTTCTAAAAAAGATAGGATAGAAAAGCTCAGATTAGAGGGGAAAGAGGTTTTTGAAGATCTGCTAAGAAAATATCAACCAGATTTTGAATTAGTAGGTGAATATATAAATCAATCAACCAGAGTAGACATTAGAGATAACACAACTGGAAAAATATATTCTGTTATTCCAAGCGTTGTTAAAAGAACCCACTCGGTTAAGAGAATTGCATCAAGGGGTGAGGAAGCAGTTGAAGAGGCACTATTATCCCTTGGTTTAAGTTTTCAAAAACAAAAATCATTTACAGTTGATGAGGTTCCTGACCTACATAAGGTTAGATCTCAAAAACTTGTGGTTGATTTTTACCTAGAATATAATGGTCTTACTTATATAATAGAATATAATGGAGAACAACATTATAGGGAAGCAAAAAAGTTTTCAAAAGGCGGAAATTCTATAGATACCTATATCAAGCAGATTAAAAGAGACCAAATATTAAATACATTCTGCGGATATAAGGGATGGTGTTTTATAGTAATCCCATATACAGTTACAAAAGAAGAGCTTATAGAAAGTGGATTAAGAGACATCATTATAAATGGAAATCTGCAGAACACACAAAAATATTTTCCTAATATGGAACCTGGTCCAGTTACTTCTGTTGATGATAGCTGGGAAGAAATAATCACGTGGGAGGAATCAGAAAATGAGTAATAGTTTTATTGGACATGGAGACGATCCCACTCTTCCTATTAATCCAGCTAACATGCCAGATGTAAATAAAGCTAATCTGGAGAAATATCTTGCTGGTCTGTCGGAAAAGGATAGGGAGGTTCTATTTTGTTATGTTAATGGATATAATACAGTTCCTGTAAGCATTGAACAACTATATTCAGATGAATATTATTTGGGGAATGAGCACTTCTTCAATGGTGGACGGAGTCTTTATGATTTCTGGAAGGGAGAACTAAAAAAGATATATCCTGATAGAATCTCGTCCTCAGCGTTTTACCTAGTTCTAACTGGGGCAATTGGAATTGGTAAGTCGACGGTGAGTAGGTTAATGCTTGCAATGACTTATCATCGATTACTGTGCATGAAAAATCCTAGCTTAACTTTAGGATTAGCTCCAAAACCATTTAGCGCAGTTATAATGCACCGCTCAGAACAAACAGCATCAATGGAGTTTAAGAAGTGGTTTACAGAAGATATAATGACTTACTCGCCGTACTTTAGAAATAATAAACCAACGGCCTTTAAGTTTAAATTAATCACTTCTGGTCCTCGAGGTGCTGCTGGTCTAGGTTCCGACGTTCTGTATTATCTTTTAGGCGAAATTAACTTCTGGCCTACTAATGATGAAAAAACTAGAAGCGTTGCGGCAACTGCTTTAGGTCGTTTTAGTTCTCGTTTTAATAAAGATGCACTTCAAAAGGTTGGAGCATTTATTCTTGACTCCTCTGCAGCTGGTGATAATGGACCGACAGAGTGGTTTTTAGAGAATTCCGACCCTAATTATACATATACGTCATCTCCTAGTCACTGGGAGGTTAAAAAATCATCATATAAAGAGAGCAATGGTCAGACTTTCCCCGTTTATATTGGCGACGGAAAATATCCACCTTGCATCCTTCCAGCCGACTACAGGTTAGCTGATGATCAAGATCCAGATAGAGTATTAAATGTTCCAATCCAACTAAAACAAGAAGCCATAATTGACTTAAATAAGCTAATTATGGATAAAGGCGGAAGAACAACAACTTCATCTGATGCATTCTTTGGTGGTAATATTTCACATATGGTCAACTGTATGAAAAATTATAAAAATCTTGTACCAGAAATACTAACTGTAGATTTTTATGATAAAACTGATAGACTATATGATAAAATAAAACCGGCTATGGGACTTTGTGCATTGGGAAGTACTGTTTGGATTGGTCTTGACTTGGCCACTACATCTGACATGGCTTCAGTTAGTGCCGTCTGTTTTGATGGTTGGGAAATTATAAATACAGTAAAGATGCCTAAAGTTAGGTGTCTATTCTGTGTAGCAGTCGGTCGAAAAGACGGACAACAGACTAGTCTATATCATTTTGAGGACTTAATATTTGAGATGAAAAAGTGGTGGAACATAATTGTCTCCGCCGACCAAGCTTACTCAAAACAAATTTTGCAGGACTTAGAGAGGGAAAGTATACCAACACAATATATTTCAACCGATAATAGTCCTTCTGAGCCTGCATTATATCTTAAAAACTTGATAAATAACGAGTCAATTAAGATACCAGAAAATAGAAGATTACAGAGAGAGGCGTACGACTTGAGGTATGCACATACTAATACAGGAAAAGTTAAAATAGATCACCCAAAAAGAGCTACACAAAACCCAACACTATTTGATGTTAATAATGGAGTTGGAAGTAAGGACTGCTGGGATAGTTTATCTTCTGCCTGTTATTCTCTTAAACTCTCTTGTGATGCAGGCGAGGAGTATGGTACTAATTCAGGATATACTAGAACTATGTTGGCTACACAAAATATAACAAAAAGTGCCTTTGAGGAAACTCAAAAAACGTTTCAAGGCATGTTAGAAAATTTATTTTAAAACTTATGGCAAAATATCTAGACTCTACTGGTGTTAGTACTTTATGGAGTAAGATTAAGAATACATTTCTAACACCAGGGGGGGGGGATAGTAGGTATTTAAAACTTTCTGGCGGCACTTTAAGTGGAGATTTAAATTTTTCTCATGGTAGTTCTGCTAACGACCAGCACATTACTTGGGCATCTGGAAGCCACTATCAGAGAATTACTATAAGAGATGGATATGCTGACCCATTTATATTTCAGTACTCTACAGATACTGGAGCTACTTGGTCAAATTATTTTACTATAAAAAATGATAGTGCTTTAATAGGAGCTAATACAATTTATCATACCGGAAATCTGCCAGCATACCCAACCAAAGCATCTTGGAACTACGACGACAGGTACTTGCAGTTGGGCGGAGGCACCCTAACTGGAAGTCTAACTTTATATGTAAGCAATGGAAGTGATTCTCCTAAGTTAGTTTGGCAAAGAGAAGAGCTCAATGGAGTAAACAGCTACGATTGGTCCGCCTATGATAAAAACGGAAAACTGTACTTTGCCATATCTAGAGGAAATAATTGGGAAGACTTGTTTAGAATGGATAGCGATGGAAATTTCTATGTTGGAAATTATGCTGTCTATCACACAAACAATCTCCCTGCCTACCCTACAAAAAATTCTTGGAACTATGATGATAGGTACCTTAAGTTAGCCGCGGGAGAATCCAATCCGCTATCTGGAACTCTTTACGTCCCAAGAATAGCTATAACAAATACGGCTGGATCTGATGAAATAACATTTCCTAGAGCAAACTATGGATATTTCCGAGCAATAAGTGAGGGAGGAAAAATAGGATTCATAACGGACGGGAAGGTTATGAGTGGCGCCTCAGTTGACTTAGCGATAGGCAATGGCTGGGTTTCTATAAATAACGGAGTTAGTGGAGCAGGAGCATACAATCTCTACGTAAATGGATCTCTTAACGCAACCTCTATATATCTCAATGGAACTTCTCTAGGTACTGCAGCAACTCATAACCATGGAGACTATGCTTTATCTGGACATACACACAACTATCTTCCATTATCTGGAGGGACTATAAATGGTGCAATATACTTACCTGCTGGATCTTTTATAAGTAATGGTTCTATGCAGGATGGACATTACATGGTTGCTTGGAGTGGTAGTGGTACTATACTCGGGTCTTATCAGGGGGATACCTGTGTAAGAAGTTCTGGAAATAATCTCTACCACACTTCTGGATCATCTACAAATTATATAATCTTAGATGCCAATAACTGGTCCAATACAATAACACTATCCTCATTAGGAGCTGCTGCTTCTAACCATAATCACGACAGCAGATATTTGAGCCTGTCTGGTGGAACATTGTCAGGGGACCTAACTCTGTATACATCTTCAGGGAGTCCATCACCTAGATTAATTTGGCAAAGAGCGGAATTAGATGGAGTTAATAATTATGACTGGTCTGCTAGAGATGATGGTGGCAACCTATACTTCTCTATAGCCAAAGGTAGTGGGTGGGAGGATAAAATATCATTTACTTCTGATAATAAAATATATATTGGCAGCAACTATGTTTATCATTCTGGCAATCTTCCTGCTTATCCTACAAAGTCTAGTTGGAACTATGATGATAGATATTCTCTATTAGGACATACGCATAATTATCTACCACTTTCTGGAGGAACATTGTCTGGAAATATAACATTTTCCCACTCAGGAACAGACAATCCTGTCTATATATCTAGCGTTTCTGGGTCATATTATCAGAGAATTGCACTATATGATGAATCTGCCACAAACTTGCCACTATTTAAGATTCAAGAGTCCCAAAATAGCGGAACAACCTGGACTGATTATTTTACAGTTTATAAGGATAAAGCTACAATAGGTAATAATATTATATATCATACTGGAAACTTACCTACCTATCCTACTGTCAATAATGGAAAGCTAACAATAAAAGCTAATAATGATTCTGTTGCGGAATTTACTGCTAATCAAAGTGGAAATACAAATCTAAACATAACATCCGGGTCTTCTATTGGCTCTATTTCCATCGGAGGTACTAATGTTGGAGTTAATATTGGGGTCTCTACACCAACTACAAATGGTCTTGTTAGTGCTTTTCAGAGCAGGAGGGTTGAATCTGTTTATATTGACGGAGCTGGACTCTACCGCATTGCTACTAGTACTAGATCAGGAGTTTCTTATATATCTCTACGAATTAATGAAACACAGTCCGGTCGATTAAATGACGTCTTAGTATATTTATCCGAAGTGTACTTGTCTTATGTAAATGCAAAAGTTCTAGACTTATCCGGAACATCTAGTAATACATTTAAGCTTTGGTACTATTACAATACTAGTGAGGATAAGGTAGAAGTATATTTACAAACAGGCTTAGATAGAACACAGGTATATGAGTGGGCATTAAATACAGGAACGACAACAACACTGGAAAAAACCGCAGTCTCCTCTGTTCCTAGTGGTGCAGTAGAGTTCTCTTGGTTTAATATATCTGACGCTTCAGTTAGCGGAGGAGGCAGCACTTGGGGATCATCTATTAGTGTTAAGATTAATGGAGATACTAAAACCCTAACTATTCCAAGCAATCCAAATACAGACTATCAGGTAACTCAGACACTTGCTACTTCTTCAGATACTCAGCTCAGACCACTATTGTCTGGTGGATCGTATTCTACTGGCGAGACCCCTACATTTTCAACTCTAACAGGAACAGTAAAATCAGTTGGATCTTTATATTGCAAGCCATCAACCGGAGATCTATTCTTGTATAACCCACTGGAGGCGATACTCCATCGCTGTACTTTCAGAGAGGCGATTTTAATACATCTAATACCTTTGACTACAGAATGTATGGATCCGGTGGTGATTTCTTTATACAAAATGATTATGGAGGATGG